TGAGTGTCAAATGCTTCTTTCATTTGGGCACCCTTTTCAATGGAGACCTTATAAAGGAGCAGTTTCCAAAATATTGTCTGATAAGCACGACAGGCCAATGTCAGATATAACAACAATAAAAGAAAATTTCTTTTTAAATTTATTAGTGAGCTTTGATCTTTTACCGGAACCTGAATTTCCAGATACAATTTTAAAAGACTTATCTGAAAGTTTGAAAAATTTACAATATTCTTATAATGAACAGGTAAAAACAACCCCAGCATTTTTAGATAAGCCTTTATTTAAACTACCCATATTAAATAAAGTCAAATATTCTGTGTCTGCTTTAAACTACAAAACACCAGATCTTACTCTGTCTTACGACAAAAACAGATTAAAACCAGCAGAGTATATGGATTATATGTATGAAGATCCTCTTTTCAATGGCTTAAAAATAGGATTAGACTTTATAAAGCCTAGAAATGTTAAAAAACAAGAGTTTCTAGAAAAATTTAGTTCTTTTGGTTTTAATGAGAACACAACGCCAAAACAAATTTTTGCTTTTTTACATGGTGTTGATTATGAAGAAGAATATGAAATTATAAACGAAAAAGTTTTTTCATATATGAAAGAAACATTCTCAGAAGAAGCAAAGTTTGGATACCCTACGGAAATTAAAGATACTGATATTGAGTTATCTAATGGTGATAATGAGAGCAAAACTCTTGCTGAGTTGGTCAACCCAAATGATAGAGTTGAAGTGTTGGATCCCGAAATTTATGGAGGATCTTATGAAAACCCAAATATATTTATAAGACCGCCTGATGCTAGTAGCATAGAGGGATATTATTCATATTCTAAAAAATTATTTTCTAAAAAATCACAAAATAAACTAGATAGCACAATTTTAAATTTATCACAAGTGTCAGATTACATACAAAAAAGTAAAAATAAAATAGATCAAAGAAGATATGAAAAAGCAAAAGGTGTAGAAGACGAAGGTGATATTTTAGAAAAACCATATTCTATCATGCTCCCAAAAGACAAAGTTGCAAATGTTTGGGGCAATATAAAGATTCTTATAAGAATATATTTATCTGAATTTTTTACTTTAGGATATCCTGTAGTAAAAAAACTTGGCATGAAATATGAAAACTATGGAGATCTATTATTTTCTTATATAGAACATAGAATCTCTAAAGATATGCATGAAATAAAAAATCTGGGTGATCCAAAAAGTATTTATGCACCTTACATAATTTATATTTTGCTTTTAGAATCTATTGGTATAAAATATATGACAGAGAAAAAAAACGATTTGTCTGATTTTTTACAATCTAAAAAAGAAGAGTATGAATCCTTACTGAAAGATGAAATAGATTTTATTAAGAGTGTTACACATAATTCAATTTCACTTGCGCTATTTCCAAAATTAGACTCATATGTAAAAGGTTTTGCTGCTTTTTCTTTTCACTCTAACTGGTTTAGCGTATTAGATTCTACACTAGGTTTTAATATTAATTCTTTTAACTTAGATGAAAAAGAAATAAGACTAGCATCGAAATTAGGTTATGTATTAAATGATTTACAACTTTTAAGAGATATATTGAAAGAAAATATAATAGAAGAAGCAAAGTTTTATGAGAATGAATTTGCCCCTGAGATAGAAAATATATACTTAGATTTTATAACATCGCAGAACGGACTTGGAGTTGATCTGACAAATATAGGATTTGATCACAATTATCCAGAATATTATATAAAAAAATATATAAAGATTACTGATAAACAAGATAATGAAATTATAACCGATTATGATGGGCTTTTAGGATATATAGAAAATATACCTGACCACGCGAGAATCTCATCGGTTTTAGGAAATGCTTTTATAGAGGATATATACGAGAAGAAATATGGTGGCACTATTGGTATCAAACTAGGCTTGTCTTTTGGTTATAAAGATGTAGAGATATCATCATATGAGAAAGACATGAAGGATTTACTTATTGGAGATCTAAAAACAATAGGAGAAAACCTTGGGGAGGATATAGGGTGCTATTCTGATGAGCTTTTCAAAACACCAAAAATGGAACTATTGTTGAAGCATTGTTTAAAAGTAGAAAAAGCTGGCTCATTGGCAGGTATTTATTTCATGAAAAATGCAATATCTTCTTTGGGAGAAGGACAAAACGAAAGAGCCCTATCATTTGAATTGCCTTTTGGTGGTATAGTTGAAAGTATTATTCAAGCATCAAGTCCGGATAGTATATACACAACCACTAAAAAAGAAGTCTTAAGAAATATACAATCTTATCTGTATGATGAATCAAGAGACCCAAAACAAGACAATCCAACTTTTTCAGATTTTAAAAAGAAAGAAATAATAAACGAAAATTATGATTCTAAAAACTTAAAAATAAAAGACTCTGGTGCGATCCCGTTTTTTTCTAGAAGTCTAATTACAAATAACATAGAGCTTGATGAATACGATAATCCTTTGGTTAATAAATTTTTATCTACTCATTTTTCGGAGGATTAAAATTGCCTGATTATACAGTAAAATTTCCATTAGAATTTTCAAATGAATCCAATGGCTTTGAAACAATAGACGAAGAAAAATTAAAAGAGTTGGTTTTTTTTAATTTAAAAAACATAATATTAACAAATCCTGGAGAGAGAATATTCAATCCTATTTTTGGAGTGGGAATAAAGAGATATTTGTTTGAACAAGAAAATGTGAGATTAGATGAAATAGAATACAGAATTAGAAACCAAATTAGATTATTTGCTAGTTTTGTAAATGTAAAAGATCTACAATTAAATATGGAAAACAATGCTTTACAAATAATTCTAAAATTTGAAATCAAAAAACCTAGGATAAGTGATGTTTTAATTTTGGACATTGAAATATAAAATTCTATCAAAACTAATTATTTCTGTGAGGATTTACGAATGCCAAAAAGAAAAAATATTAAAATAGATTATACTTCTAGAGATTTTGATTCTATCAAAGAAAGACTACTAGAACATGCCAAAAGATATTATCCGGACAACTACAAAGATTTTTCAACCCCTAGCTTTGGCTCTATGATTATTGATTCTGTGGCATATGTTGGAGATGTATTATCTTATTACTTAGATTATTCAGCAAACGAGAGTTTTCTAGACACCAGTATAGAGTATGACAATGTAAGAAGACACGCTAAGTCATTAGGATACAATAGCAAAGGAATACCATCATCTTATGGTAGTGTTGAATTGTATATTATTGTCCCTTCAAATATTGATGGCACTGCACCAGACACTTCTTATCTTCCAGTTTTGAAGCTAGGATCTTCTTTTTCTTCTTTTAGTGGAGGAAACTTTATTTTAACGGAAGATGTTGATTTTTCTGATCCTAGAAACGAAACAGTAGCAGCAAGATTTAATCCAGCCACAGGCGCAACAACTCACTTTGCAGTTAAAGCATATGGCCAAGTAGAGTCGGGTCTAATACAGATTGCGAAAGCAGACTTAAGAAATGAAAACTTTGAAAGATTTAAAAAAATTAGAGTAGGGGGCCCTGAAGTTACAGAGATTATAAATGTAGTGGATTCCGAAGGCAACATATATTATGAAGTTGATAATCTATCACAAGAAGTTATTTTCGTTGAAACAACAAACAAAGAAAACAGTTCACAAGGCGTAAGATCTATTATAAAACCTTTTGCTGTTTCTAGAAGGTTTGTAGTAGAAGTAGATGATTTGGGAACTTATTTACAATTTGGATTTGGATCGGATGAAGAAGATACCAATGGTATAGTTGACCCTTCAAAGATTGCTTTAAAAATGCACGGTAAAAATCACATATCCACAGAAAATTTTGATCCTTCAAAACTGATACAGACAAACAAATTAGGTATTTCTCCATCGAATACAGTGTTAAAAGTAACTTATAAGATAAATCAATTTAATAAAATAAATGTAGCTTCTAATACCATAAGGACTGTCTCTAACAAATCAATGGTTTTTAAAAATCCTGAAATTATAACAGTAACCAAGGCAGATGCTGTTATAGCTTCTTTAGAAGTAAACAATGACAAAGCACTATATTCTACAAACTCTGATATTACAATTGAAGAGTTAAAACAGAGAGTAAAATCCAACTATGCTACACAATCCAGAGCTGTAACCAATTCAGACTATGAAAGTTTAGTTTATAGTATGCCGGCTAAATTCGGTAATGTCAAAAGAGTTAGTATTTTAAATTCTTCCATAGATGCTAGAAAACTCAATATGTACCTAATCTCAGAAAACTCAGATAGTTCATTGGCGACAACTGACATAAAAACAAAACAGAATATAAAAAATTGGTTAACCAAGTATAAAAGTCTAAACGATACTGTTGAGATTTATGACGCAAAAATATTAAATTTTGCAGTTGACTTCATAGCAGTATCAGACAAAAGATATTCTTCAAATGATGTATTAAATACATGTATTTCTAGATTAAAAACTTATTTCTCTGAAACATTTTATATTGGAGAACCTCTATACATAAACAGAATATACGATATTTTAAACAAAATCGAAGGAGTTGTAGATGTAAAGAGTGTTAAAATAACTTCCAAAAGTAACGGTAACTACTCTTCTACGCAAATTAACTTACAGGATATAATCTCAAAAGATGGTACTTTCTACAACATTCCCAAGAACTGTATTTTTGAATTGAAATATCCAAATAGTGACATTAAAGGAACGATAATATAATGGCTTTTAAAAGATATACAGCAAATAAAGATAATACTATAACAAACTCTTTTCAAGAAAATTTGACAGTTAGAGGTACTGGCTCTAATATGGGACAATCAGATATTTTAGAAGTGTTTTATATTTACGCTCAACAAAGCGCCACTAGTGAAGAAAAAGCGCGTATTTTGTTAGAGTTTCCTATAACAGATCTTTCAAATGATCGAACAAATGGTGTTATTCCAGACTCTGGTAGTGTGTCGTTTTATCTTAAGATGACAAATGCTAAGCACTCTACTACACTTCCGAGAGACTATAAATTATCTATACATGCGATAACAGGATCATGGCAAGAAGGTCGTGGCATGGATATGGATAATTATACTGATTTAACATACGATAACACCGGCTCAAACTGGATTAGAAAAGCCGGTGCTATTTCTTGGGATACTGCAGGTGGAGATTATTTTACAGATAATAGCTCTTCTTTTGATGCTACTTTTGTTGTTGGCGACGAGGATTTGGAAGTAGATGTCACAACTCTTGTAGAGCAATGGATTGATAGTGATGGGAATGTTTTGGGATCAAAAGACAACCATGGTTTCTTAATAAAATTATCTTCTTCATACGAAAGCTCTACTACTGATTCATATTATACAAAAAAATTCTTTGCTAGATCCTCAGAATTTTTCTTTAGAAGACCTATGCTAGAGGCACGATGGGATTCAACAAAGAGAGACAATAGAGGAAACATGTTTTTTAGTTCTTCTATATTACCAGCAAATGAAAACTTAATGAACCTTTACATGTATAACTACTTTAGGGGAAATCTTGTTGATATTGCTGGAGATTCTACGCAGGTTCCTGTTCTAAACTTTTATTACTCCTCTGGGTCTGTACCTGAAGGTGATCCACGTTATTTCCGTGATTCTTCCGACAATGAAGTAAATTTTCTTTCTGCTTCTAGAGATTCAAAGGGTATTTACAAAGCAACTTTTTCTATAACATCAAGTATTATAAATTCTACTTATCCTTATCTTGTTGATGTATGGACTTATTCCGGAAGTCAAGTACATACAGGTTCAGCTATAACACCTGAAGCGCATGATTTTTACAATCATAACCCTAATCCAAATTATGTTATATCAATGCCAAACCTTAAAGAAAAATATTTCATTAATGAAAAAGAAAGATTTAGACTTTATGTAAGAGAAAAAGGGTGGTCTCCAAATGTATACACGGTTGCTTCAACCAAGACTCCAACCCTTATGATACATTCGGCATCTTATAAAATCTTTAGATTTTCTGATGAGAAAATTGTTGTACCGTACAACACTGGATCTGATAATTCTACCATGCTTTCTTATGATGACAAAGGAAATTATTTTGATTTAGACATGTCTATGTTGGAACCCGGATATACTTTCGCGTTTCAATTCACATTCTACGAAGATAGCGTAGGTTCTTATAGAGAGCAACCTTATATATTTAAATTTAGAATGAGCGAAAACGAGTTATAAAAATGAGTGTTAAAGATCTTTTCCAAAAAAATATTTCTTCTGTTGAAAGTGCAGCTTCCGGAAGTTCAAAAACCGAATCATACGATTTCATATTAGCAAAGAAAGAAAAAAATGATAGTTTTATCCCTAGAATTGATTACTCTAGTGCTTCTAATTTTTCTTTTTACGGATCAGCTAAACTTTATTATGAAAAAACTATCGAAAGAATATATAATAATTATCCTTATGATGGTTCAAAAAGAGAAAAAACTCTTTTTCATTTGAGTTCATCTCAATTTGAAGAGTGGATTTATAATAATTTATATCCAAAAACAAACGGATATATTAACTTTTCATATGGCGGATGGGGTACACAAAGTAGTATAGCAGATGGATATGGCCTTCCAGCAAGTACAGAGTATATTTACTCCAGAGGTGGTCTTCATACAGCATCTGCAGGAATGCAAGGGAAAGAATTATTTAAAACATTTGACAAGTCTGTTAAATATGATAATACAAAAAACAGAACTATCAATTATAGAATGAACGTTCCCGATGGCTTGACTGTCGAATTCTGGTTGAAAAAAGATTCTTTTGATACTTCTAAAACAGAAAAAGAAGTAGTTTTAGATTTATGGAACGGAAAAGCATCTTCTGCCGTAGATTATGGAAGATTTACGTTAGCACTTACCTCTTCTGGACAATCCGATGGATCAAATACTTTTTTAGTTACTTTACAATCTGGATCTACTGGCTTCTTTGAACAATCGATTGGTACTAACAGTATAACAACTTCGTCTTTAGGAGACTGGCATCACTATGCTTTTTCATTCATTTCTGCCTCCAGTGGTATTGATTCTAGAATATATCTAGACGGTAATCTAAACCAAAAAGCTACGCTAGGTTCACAAGGAATTAATGAAGTGGGTGGCTTAATTAATGCTTATATTGGTGCTTTACAAACATCCCCATCCGGATCTTCAGCGGCTCAATATTCTGGTAAATTAAGCGCTAGTCTAGATGAATTTAGATATTGGAAAACAAGAAGAACCTCAGAACAAATTGCAAACTCATGGAATACTGTGTTGGGTACAGGTACAAACACAGACGAAGCAAATGTAAATTTAGGAATCTATTATAAGTTTAATGAAGGTATTGTAGGAGAAAATAAATTTGATTCGGTTGTTTTAGATTACTCTGGGCGTATAGCCAATGGCACATGGAATGGTTACACTGCTGGTGCACGTAATACTGGTTCTGCAATTGTATTGAGTTCGGCAGCAGTAAAAGAAGAAAAAGATCCAATAGTTTATAGTTCTCATCCAGATGTTGTTAC